AATACCTCTAGGGTCTGATACTCCAAATGAGTATCTTTCTCTAGCTTTGTATCTTACGTTGCCAGTGTCGAAATCACCTTCCATTGCAGTGTTGAATGGTGCTCTTGTGAACATTTTCATGCCGTTTGGCACGTCTGTCAAGATATAGAACGCATCTGTGTCTGTTAGGTAGTTGTTCACTCTATAACCTTGAGGAACCATACCCATTGATACGATTGCGTTGATATCATTGTCAGCTGTTCCAGTTCTACCTTGAGATTTCATTAATCTCTCAGCTGTAAACTGAAGCTCCGAAGGAATAATCATTTTTACTCCTCTTGCTGCAACTCTTAGACCTCTTTCATCAGTCATAGCCGCGATGTCAATCATCGACTGTTCTAATGAAGTTTCGTTAAGATCCGCCGCTGTAGATAGAGTATTTTTGAAAGTACCCGCTACAGTTGGGTGAGAAGCACTAAATAAAGCAACTCCATCTCCAGATTTGAAAGTTCCAAATCCGTTGATTAGAGGTTCAACTGCTTTAACTTGTTTAGCGTTACTCATAGATCTTGCTAAAGCTTTCGTGTATCTAGAAGCTAGTCTATCGTAGAGGTTATCTTCGATAGCTTCTTCAGTGATAGCGAACGCTAGAGCCACGGTCTCGTGAGTGTATCTCGCTGTAAAAGTTTCTTGTGCTTCGTCAAAAGAGACTCCACTACCTTCTGCTTTTACTTGCGCGTTTGCGAAACCAGATAACATTACTTCTTCTTCAAAAGCTCTGTCACTGTTTTCATTTGTATAAATCTCAGCGTGCTGATTTTCATACCTTTTATATTCCAGGCCGAATAGTGCATTCAATCCTGGCTCTAGTTCTTTGACTAGTTGTGATCGTGATATTGCCATAATTTATCTCCTATTCTCCTATTATGATTGTAGTTCAATCAAGTTTGGAACAACGACTACAGATGCATAAGCTGCAGTAATATCCTCGTTCTCAGGATCTTCTGCTACTCTTAACAATCTGAAAGTGGCTGCGTCCGCACTTGTGTCACCGATATCTAGGGTTGCCGTAGACTTACCAGTGGTATCGCTACCAGCTGAAGTGTTCATGTCATACGTTTCTAGGAAACCCGCTTGGGTTACGGCGTCATCAGTTGCAACTACATATTGCTGTGTTGGGCTGTCGAATACAAAAGCGTCGATATCTTCTGAGTTCGCTGGTGTTACTTGTGTGTAGAAATTCGCGAACGTCGGTTTCAAAGTTGTAGCCGCGTTGTAGAATACTCCATTTAATACACCTATGATAGGCGCATCGGTCGTTTGACCGTCAACAATATAACCAGCACTAGAAGCTACCGCACCCGTTGTAGATCGTTGTAGCATAACCAGCATCAATTTTGTACTTACCTAAGCCTTGCGTAGCCGGAGTTTGTCCGAGCATACCCGCAGCAACTAAACCAAAACCTTGTCCGTTTCTATTTGCCATGTTGTTTCTCCTTGTGTCTATGTTGCCATAGACTGATTAACGTTAAATTCAGTGATAGGGATTAACCCGAGAATTGTTAAAAAATTAACTTTTCTTTGTACCACCGAAGGTTACACGAGACTGTCTATCAATATTGATAGGCATCCTCTGATCCTGCTCCTTCATAAGATCATTATTTACAGCATCGCTTCGTTCTTTATGACGATTAGTCATATATTCGTCACGTTGCTTAACGATCTCGATCGGTACCTTCGCAAGAAGAAGGCCGCCAACCCCAATCACTCCCTTGTATTTCCCGTCTTCGAGAACTGGATAGTCACCTGCATTTTCGACTTCTTCGGCACGAACCAATTCATAACCTTCTCTTAATCGTCCAGTTATGTTTTTCGTATCTTGGAAACCGGCTACCTCGGCTCTTATCCATCTGTACCTGAATCCATCAGGCGCAGGGGGTGCATCTAGAGATGATGGTGGAACCCACACTTTAGGTCTTTCAGACTTTGTACGTGTTGAGTTCGCACGAGAAGTTTTTTGTTTATCTTTTTCCATACGCTTATACCTCCTTCGTGATTTTTAATTGTTTTGCGTACTCTTCGAGTGGCACACCTAATTTTTTAGCAATTGCTACCTGTG